ATTTGCATTAGCCCATCATACGGCCCATCCATCGGACCTCGGCACAGTGCGAACTGTATCCCGACGTAATATTCGTACCCACTAGTAATTTTTTTCGACGAAAATATACCGGTTTTGACCTTTTCTCGAATACGATCGGTACGCAAGTCGCCGTACCACACAATATTCGGTGCAGATATTTCGACGGTCCCCCAGATAATAGGTACCGCGCGGCCCTCTGTCGCTGTCGGAAAATTGAAATCGCCAAGCCCGGATGGGCGCGCGTTTTCAGTCTCCGGCTTCGGTGCGAATAACTCCGATAGTAAAAATGCCGCAGCGTAAATAAGTAGGTAAACAAAAAAGCCCATGTTATTCCTTCGTAAATTGCGTCTGCTGGAACGGATTCACTGTTGGAACATCAGGGAACCCGCCGTAATTCAGTATATTCGCGAATTTCTGCGCACATGTTATAGCTGTGTGATCACAACCTTGGAAGGCGTCGATCGTTCCTCCAAGAATGTCTTCTTTGAACGGCATCAATATTGTTACGGTCGTGCCAGCCTGGTCTATGATTAACCGCTGCTCTGAACCCCCGGGCACTTCTACGTAACCGCCTATGAATGGCAGCGAGCCTGCCGGCAGGCCTTGTATCTGAACTTGATTCCCACTCACACTGAGCACTGTCCCGCTATGTTTGAAGCTACCAGCAACAGCCTTACACCTCGCGTCATACAGAATATGATTACACAAGCCCTGGTATTGAAACCGCGGAATTTCGCGAGTGAATAATTCATTAAATGGAATGCACCGGAATTCGGTAATAGAATCCTTGAATACGACCGACGATACATAGCCGTCAAACATTACAATACTGGACGTGGCAGGGACGGCGTCGGGCTGTATCCGCTGAATTAGGACTGTCATTTCAGAGGACGGCTGAACTGCGATAAATAGGGATGCAGGATCAGATACTGTCGGCAAGGTTATCCGAAGCGCCGTTGATCGTTGCTCACGCGCCTGAGTAGCACTGCTGCGCGTCATGGCAAGGGGTATGTAATCTGTTCCGGAAAACGAAACAGTCCCTTTACTGCTGGTGTATCTGAATTGCTGCGCACCAATTGAAAACGTGTACAGCTCTACAGGCTGCCCTGATTCAATGCTCTGCTCAAGTTCGTCTAATGTTGCCATTATGTTTATCTCTAGCTCGTCGTTACGGCATCAGTGGTGGAACAATCGGCTGAACGAATTCCAGGATTTCCGCTCCAGGTATGCCCTCGTCATAGATTCCAGTCAAAGGAACATCAATTTGCGAGTCTATCTCTTCGCCAAGGGCGTCGTTCCACTTGTGAATAAGCTCTACGGCATCAGAGCTGAACCGCGATTTTGTAATAAATTCAATGCGATCAATGTCATCAGACGAGAATCCTACAGGCACCGGCGGCGAAATAGTAATCTGTTCTTCTGTCGCCGTCAATTCTACACTACTTGCGATATCAAAAAACATATATTCTTGCCCAGGAACCCAGTAATTCGGACTCCCTAGCGGCACCATCGGGCTCGGAAATGTGCCGGCACCTGATTTCAATCTGACGGCTATGGTGGTAAACGGCTCTCGAGCTTTTATGAATCGCGTATACCCGATATTCTCGATGTTTATCGTGGTGGCGCCGATACCAACGGCCGCTGTTATCGCCATGTCCTTATTGAATGTAGGCATGAAAAACGATACCTGTTGGCCGCGTAAGGCGTACAGCAGCGACTTTATTTCCCACCGGCGTTGCGCAGTCTCCGCATTCCAGCGCTTGTTACTTGTCGGTGTAGACCGATCTTCCGTCGTCGATTGCAGGATTTCACCTGTTTCGCCGTCCAAACGCGTTATTTTCATGGTGTAGCTTTCAGAAAGCTCCCGGTTCATACTGTTCTTGTCATCAACAACAGCTTTTCCGTTGAACGAATTGAACCCGGAAGTGTCGGCTACAAGACTGGTTTTCTCGTCATCTAGCGCTGTGAATGACACCTGCGTCGTCTGCGCCGTAGTGGGGACACGGGATTTCGGGATTTCGGCCCCTAATATGCCGGGGACGACAGGGATAAGTAGCGCTTGGCCGGATGTGTATGCATTTAGTGTACCGCCGGTAAATGTTACGACAGATGGCGAAGCGCTCACAGACAGGATCTTTAGCGTGTCCGCTGTCCTATTCCCGTCGGCATCAAAAGCGATTACCGCGGCTAGGCCGTCAATCCTGAAATCAGCCCATTCAGTCGACACAACACTAATTGATGTCGCCCCTACCACCACGTCAGCATTAACTAGCCGCGCGTCCCACCATAGCGGGACACCGAAAACCCTGCTATGCCAGTCGAAAAGGAAAGCATTTAACTCGTTTCGATCGATATCCCGTTGTGTTATCGCCTGAAAACTGATTTGCTGCCGCGGAAACTGCCGCACGGCCGCGCGCTGTTCAGTGCCGTCTGCCGCTTTCATCACGTTGGTAAGCCACGACAACCGCTCGTTAACAGTGCCGCCGGACGGTATCAGTCCAAATAGAATAACGCGCGTGCCAGTTATTGGCACCGACACCGACGTGACGTCAAACGTAAAATCCAGTGTACCGTCTATCGTCGGCGGCCCGTCTGACGCAACTTGAACCTCTGCGGTGAATGAAGTCTGCGGCGGTATTTCCTTCGGTAGTGTTGGCAAATTTGCCAGGGTTATTCCGTCGCCGGCGTTATTTACAAACACCGTCCATAGCCGCGAATCTATCCGATAAGCATTATATAGGTCGAGCAGCACTGTAACATTATCAACTACATTGCCCAGATCAAGGCGCTGTGGGTCTGGGTGAATTTCCTCAAACCAGTCAAATCCGACGCCCATCCCGTCAATGGGTGCGGGGCCAAGATTCGCTTCTCTGTCGCCTCTGTTCGCTGCCTGCGAATTAGAAACTACGCTAATGACCGATGGCGCCTGCCTGCGTGGCGTTTGCGTAAATTGAGCCAGCCCAATTACCCCGACATTCTGCAAGGGGTCTGGGTGCGGTAGCGGTGCGCCGACGGATCCTTTAGTATTAAATCCCTCCCACGAAGTCGTAGACTCCGATAGCGATACCGCGGTTACCGCGGACCCCCTTAACGTGGCCATTTACGTCGTCACTTTTCTGTAGGCAAGGCCGAAGTTGTAACTCTGTTCCAGGTCGAGTGCTAGCCCGCTATTACCCTTTCGCGTTATAGGGAATACTGCCCATGTATCCGACCCAACAGTCACCTCTTGCGCAACATTAAGGCCGTAAAGATTTATCGACCTATGATCAGGGACGTATCCAAGCAGGCGCGCGTTATCAGGGGTTGAAAAATGCCATTGGTATAGCGGTATTGGAATTAATGGCTTGAACTCGTTTAAATCAGACGACTGCGCGGCCATAAAGTGTATATTCTGGCCATCGTACCAGCCAGCAGGGAAAAAGTTACCGATCGGGTCTGCGTCGTCATCCACCATTGATGTTGACGTGCTCATGCGCAAATATTTCGACCCGACACCTTGGTCAGGGAGTCCTTCCGCATGCACTCCCGGGCCGCGGGTGTTGTTGCTCACAGCGCCTCCACTCATCGCTGCCACATGCAGCAGCGAGTTTGGATTATCGATAGTCGCAACAGCCTGCTGCCAATAATGGCAGTATACGTATGTTCCGCCAGTCCACGACCCGAGTTTAAGCGTCTGACCGAATCCAAAGTGGCGGTATATGCCCGAACTTTTTTCAACAACAACATGGATATAGTCATCATCTTCAAAGAAATGGTATGACGGATACGGGCCCGGCATAACATTGCAGTACCTATTTGACGTGATCGTACTGCTTGCATACTCCGCGCCACCCTGCGCAGTTAACGCCTGATCAAGTGGCGAAGCTGCTTGCTGAATCATCGCGAGCGCTATGTTATCGGTGTCCCAATACGCAAATATCGGAGTGCTAACACCAGCTTTACTCCATATCGCACGACTATTGCCAGAACTGAATAGTTCCGCAGTCCATCCCGGCGTACCTGTTAGAAACGTATTCAGTTTCGACATTAAATCGGCTGGGCCCGTTGCTGTACCTGTCTGATAGCTCATATTTAAGTGTCCTTAACTGCCCCGAATTCCCAAGGATCGGTTCGGTGTACATTCTGGAATGCGAGATACCGCTGGGCAGGACTCACGCCATTGTCAAATATTTCGTCTTCTGCTGTTAGTCCTCCAGATCCACTGACCCAGAACACACCGTTAATTTCACAGAGTATTTGAAGTGACGGGGTATTCCAAATTATCGTCAATGGATACAGCGGCGATATGTCGTCCGGACTCCCTGGAGTCTGCGCCAGTAAGGCGGTGGGTGTGCCGCCAGCTGTGAGGGCATAAAACTGCTCCTTGAAAGAGCGCTGATCTAAAGTTGGTGCGCCATCTACCGGCCAATCGGCACTGTCATAGTTGGCAAGGGGCCATACATTCCGTTCACGTCGCGCGGACGCAGAGCCTGTTGCAGCCCTAAAATTTTTGATCGGGTACCATTGACCATCTACAAACCTGACATACATCGAGGATAATCCGTTCGCTGGGACTTCGGTAGCGTCCCCTGCGGGATCGATCATAGACGAAAAATCAATAGAATTATTATTGAATGCATACGCGTTGGTGTATGAACTGCCGGCTATCATTAATGGATACGGGTACTGGGTGTCCGTTGAAAATGTATCAAGGAAACCTGCGTGCAACCACTGATACGCTGTTCCCGTTTTGACTACCATCAATACCCGGCGTTCGTTGGCCCAAATCCAGTAAGACATCGATGTATTTTGAAGCGGAATGTACGCTGGTTTTGACGCGTCAGGTTGGTTTTCAAACGTTACACTGCCGATCGGGCTGCCGTCCTGGAATCCAGTGAATCCTCGAAGCTCGAATCCAAATATGGACGACGCCGGGGTTTCGTAACTGCGGATCCCGAAGTATAGGTTTCTCATAGGCGAACCACCGTTTGCGGCGTCACCCTGAAAAATCATTTCCGCGGTGTTCGGCGAGGCGGCGCCGACCGGACTTGTCGACGTATCGCGAACTGTGGTCCATGAAATCGTCGGTGAAGTTGTCGTGATAAAATCACGAAATATCGTCATCAACTCAAGGTAATCATTTGCCGTGCCTGTAGTTTTTGCCATTAGCTTAAAGCCCTTCGTATCGAATCGGGGTTTTGTTGAATCACATTCAGGATAGCTTTTTGCCCCTGCGCGCTTTCCATGGCCGCCGGAATAGCCGACGGATCGGTTATATTAACAATTTCCACCGGAACATTCACGTTCGGGGATGCGCCGGCACCCTGCCGCAATTCGCGGTTCGAAACAACCTGGCCGGCTTCGCGCGGCACGAACGCCTCCTGACCGCGCTCATTTACCATTGACGCCTGGCCGGCTACCAGCGGGCCGCCAGTTTGTCGTGATGCAAAACCGGATGCAAGGCTTGCGAAGAATCCGCCACCGCCGGCCCCGCCGGCCGCAGCGTTGAACAAACCCTGCAAAATTTGCTGTGACAGTGCCTCGGCCGCCATCCTGCGAAGTGATTCAGCAAAACCGGTCACCAATCCTTCAAGACCTTGATCGAACGGGTCGAATAGGAAGTCCGCGAATGCTGTCTGCATGTTGCGGGCCGCCTGAATCGTGAATTCTGACATTTTGTCAGCCGTTTCCGCTGCTTTTTCGCCCATTGAATCCATTTGCTCTTGTATCAGGAATGACGCCTCAATGAATTCGTCTTCCGAAATACGCCCGGAGTCTAAAAGCTGTTGGAACGTTTCAAGCTGTTGATTCAGCTCGCGATTCGGATCGATAAGGTTTTTCACCGCTTCGGCTTCGCGGTCTAGCGCCGCTTCGCGCTGTTCGTGCGCGGTTTGCAATGCTTTTTCTGCCTCTTCGGCTTCCCTCAATAGCCGCGTCAATTCTTCCGTATTGTCGGCCTGTGCGCCGGTATCGGCGCCGGCGTCGGCGGGCGCTGCGCTCAGGTCTAGCTCTGCAGCCTCTTCGAACATTCGCCTGCGCTCTTCGAACTGCTCGCGTTCATCATCAAGAAAATCAGTGATCGCATTAATTTCGGCTTCAAGTTCGCGCTCGATATTTACGCGCTCAGCCGCCGCGGCCTCTGCCACTGAATCATCGCCAATAAGGGTCGCGATTGTGCCGACAAGGGTGTTTTGCAATTGGTCAAAGCGGTTGTCTAAAGTAGTCAGGGATAGCACGCCGACACGAACCAATTGCGTGAAGGCAAACGCCAAGTCATCGACGCTTTGAACGCTGCCGTCGATTCCATTTGCCATGGCTATGACCCCGCGGCTGAGATTCTTAGTGAATCCAAGAGTCTGATCAAGTCGGCCTGAAAAACGAACAAATGAATTATTTAGGACTGTCAATGACTGCGAAACAGTTGCATCTAACTGACTAAATTCTGATTCGAGTACAGCAGCCTGACTTTGCAGTGCTCCGAACACTTTCTCGGCTGTCAATTCCCCTGCGGAGCCAAGCTCTCTTAACTTTTCGATTGGAACATCCAGCCCGTCAGCGATAGCTTGTGCAAGTCGCGGTGTTTGCTCGCGCACAGACTTTAGCTCCTCGCCCATGAGCGCGCCAGCTGCCAATCCCTGTCCCAATTGAACGATGGACGCATTCGCCGCTTCTGCGGATACTCCCGAAATCGTGATCGCCTTCGAAACCGCTTCAGTGACGTCTAGAACGTCCTGAGTACTTTTACCCAGTGAATCGCTTGCCCGGGCTACGCGCTGGTATAATTCCGCTGTGGATTCGAATGAAACGCGGGCGTTTTGTGAAATCGCAAAAAGATTTTCGCTTACTGCGACCAGCTCTTCAGTGCTGTCGGTGACAAGCTTCAGCCTGTTATTCAGTTGAGTGTAAGAGTCGGCCGCCTGGACGATTCTGGTTACGCTGAATGCCGCTGCGAGGGCCCCAAAAACCTGTCCGAGAGCCCGGCCGGAACGCTCGACATTCTTGATCGCTCGAGCCTGACCGTTGAATGCACCTTCCGTGCGCTTTGTCTTGTTCTCGATATCGGTAAGGCTGCGCGTGACAGTCCGGGCACCACGTCGGGCGCCAGAACCATCGATTTCGACTTCAAGTCTTGCCATGCTCAGCGGTCCAGGTTAAAAATAAAGTATCCATCTTACCGACATAATGCGCGAAATCGGCCGTGTGTTCGCCACTGAACCGGTGAACTCTTGAGTAAGCGTAGATTTCCGCGTACCTGATGCCTAGCGGAACTCCGTAAACCCATTCCCGCGACCGGTCAAGGGCTATAAACCCATTCCAATATTCTAACAAATTATCAGGTACTAGTGGACGCTTCTCGAGCGCAGACGGCATTTTTCCCGTCTTTTTGTAAATCTGCTGATATTTGCCAAGGAACTTGCCGTATTCAAGGTTCCATTCCAAGGCATTGATCAGTTTTTTTCGGCTTCCTCCATCTGCTGCGCTTTGAACGTTTCCATGTTCGATGCAATCTTATTGATGAGTGCGCGGAAATCTTTCAGCTGCAGGTATTCCTTCGCTTTTTCGCGACTGTACGGGACATTCTTGCCATCCTCAGTGAAGCCTTCCCAGCCTAGCAGGATTGTTTCGGCTTCGATCGCGGCCATAATGTCAAGGCTTTCGGCCTCGCTTGTTTTAGAAACTTTCTGCTTGTAGGGCTCCATTACTTCGCGGATCCGGGCATTGTACGCGGGATTGTACAATCTTGCGATGAGCACCGATTCCCCTTCGCTGCCGATTTCCACCCATACGCCGTTTTTTTCAAGATCTTGATCTGTTGTAAAAAGCTCTAATATGTCCATTGATTTGCTCCAGTTAATTAAAAGCGCCAAAGCGCCGAATCAGTTACAGACTCCGCTATCAGCTTATCGTATTTAACGCCACAATCCCGCATTATATCAGGAATCCCTTGACTGTCACCCTTTACAAAAGCGTCCATATCCACGGTGTATTCGCATTCCCTCCTAGCGACCGCGAAATAATCTTCCACGCGGTGACGCACATCTTCTCGTGTGATCCCCTGATAGCGGCTGGCTATTTTTTCAAACATCGAATCGATTGTGCGTTCTGGGCGCCTATAGGCGAATACCCAGCGGGCCGACGGCATTTTATCTTTCAGCCATAAATAGTGTGATGCTTTTAGCACCACGTTCTCAGTGAGGCCGTCAGCGCGCAAGGCGCTTTGAAACAACGCGGGCCAGTCATCCCCCGGCACGAAATCCGCGCCGCCAAACGCCGCCCAAGGATCGCCGCCGCGCTCTTTTATGTACAATTTGGCGACTAGCTTCATGTGCGAGTTTTCATGTGATCCGAAAGGCTTTCGGTGGGACGGCGTCGTATTATTTGATGCCGTGGCGAATCCGTGCCTCGCAAAAACGGTGGTCAACAAGCTACTTCCAGTATTGCCCGGGGTGCAAATAAATACCAGATTCATACTTAGCGTTCCATTAGAAGGGGTGGGAGCTTATGCCCCCACCGGTTACAGCCGGATTCGACTTACGCTGTGCCTATCGGAATCCTGTTGATTGCGACCATGAAGTCGCTCGTCGGGTCGCGCTTCGCCTCGAATTCCAACGAAGTAATCACGTCCTGATCGTTGCCACCAGCTACGACTTCGCCGCTTGTGAATTTCACGGCTGGGAAGTCAAACACGTACGAATCACCGGCCAACGTCGCCCGGAAGCTCACCGATGTCGTGGTGAAGTTCAGGTACTGATCGAACAGCACTCGATTTCGGAAATATGCTTCGATCGTGCCGCTGACATTAGTTCGCCCAATGCCGATGCCGCCCAACGCGAGAGAGCCGATACACGGCTGATCGCGCAGGTTGTTTTCGACAGTGAACTGAACATTTGTGAAACATGCTGCAATGTCAGAAACAGTCTCGCCATCGATGAGAATATCGGTGATGTTGTCAACCGCGTTCATAACATCGTCGGTGGAAAGCGATACCGTGCTACTGCCGATCGACGTACTGCTGGCAACTAGCTGCTTGCCCTGGAATGTAAATGACCCGTTGATGATCGCACCTGGTGCAATATTCAGATCCATAGACCCAACACGCATCCCGGAAAACCGCTGAATCTGAAGTGGTGACAGATCCGAAAACAGCTTTTCGATTTGAAAGCTTTTCCGAGTTACGCCGTTTTTCACAAATTGGCCGCGAAGTGATGCGGACGCAATGACTTCTGCGGATGCCGGTGCCGGACTGACAACAAGCGTTTGCGGGCTGCCGGTACCGATAGAGACGACCTTGTAAAAACCATCGTTCGTCGGCGATGCCAGCGAGCCAGAAAGGCGTAGGAATTGCCCGGCAACGATGTTTTTGAACGGATCCGGACTGCCGCCGGCGGTATTCGTTATGATGCCAGTGTTGTTCAACGGGGATGGCAACGAAATCGTCAGGGCCAAACCTGTTTCATTAACTTCCGTCGAAAAGTTATCGTACAACGCGCCAGCGAACAGCGGGTCATGTGAGCCGAACGACAATTCAATACCGGTGTCTCCGCCGGCGCCGACCTGTGTTCGGATTATATCGGATACCTGCCGGTCAGATCGAATCTCTTCGGAGGTGGCCGTTTCAGTGTTCTGCGTCAAAGATTCATTCGTAAAACGAAATTCTGACAGCACAATCGGGCTGTCAGCCGGGATTTCGCCCCACGCGGTCTCTTCAACAAAGGACAACTGGACAGAACTTGAGTCTGACATTTATGTACTCCTTTGTTTACGTTTTATGGTGTCGGATTTGCAATCAAATCATCTGCCTGATAAGGCGTTGTCGCATTGTATTGCACCCACGCACCGTCTGCACCTATACGCGTAAGACCCGTTCCCCGGAAAATTACACCATTTACTGTCTGGCCTTCGAAAATTTCGGTGACGCTGTCCGCAAGATCCTTGGCCGTTCCGTCCCCACTCCCGGCGGGGACAAATATTTGTACCATTACAACACCAACGCGGCGGAATCGCCGCAATCTGCCCATTGAAACCTGACGCTGGTCACCGGGCAAAATCGTTAAACGAACCCAAGGCTCGTTTTCGGGGGGATCGTATTCAAGGTCCGCGTATGAACGCGGCACCGTTGATTGTTTTGTCGGCCATTGCGCCTCAAACAAAGCGCGTATGGTCTGACTGTCTGCTGCGTAACCCACTTCGACCCCAGATAAATCGCTGTACCATAAAGAACTATATCAGCGTCATGATAAAATCGCAATGTTTTATCGAAACTGGCTTTCAACTTCCTGGATGGATACCGAGACCATCCCGCGAGGTGCCTGCTTGCTGGTACCGTGTTCCAAAAATACTATATATTCCACGTTGTTATATAAAATGATCGTGGAAAAGGCTTTAACTTTCGCGAGCGCGCTAAGGGCGCCGCTGAACACATTGCCGCCGCCAGAGACTTGCGCGGTACCGGCCGCGGCGTCAACGGCAACTTGCCAGTTATTTTGGGCCCTGCCAGTATCGACCGGGGTTTTGCTGACTATCAGGCCAAGCAACTGAAACGCGATTTTTTTCAATAAGGCCGCGTGCTGCTCTTCCGTCAGTTCAGCAAACTTACGCAGATCAAGTCGGAATTTTCTACCATTCTTGAATCGTACGCGGGCCATTACGCTCGCAGCTGCAGTTCGTAAAACGCGATTACAGTTCCGGCCGATTGCGGCCTGATTTGCACGATCTGGTAATCAATTCCAGCATACACAAGCCGATCGCCGATTTTAGGCAATAGCCCGGCGCCCTTGACAAGTGTAGAAAGATCCTCTGTCTGAATCACGCTGTTATCGATTCGACCAACTGCATATGGTTCCGGCGGCGTTGCGATCACCGCCGTATCTGTAAATGAATCCGTCGTTTTCCCTGTCGATACAGAGTATGTTCTTGTCACTGCCCGCCAAGTGGCCGGCCCGCCAAAATCAGTGATGAGTCTGGTGGCGACCCCTTGCAGGTAATCCAATTTTCCCGGCATATCAGTTCCTTGATAGTCTGCCCGTCGTCCCGTACGCGGGGTTCAGAAAAGGCGCAATCCGTTGCATAGCGTCCCAATATTCCGTCGTCTGGCGCGCGCTACCGCCTTCGGCCGGCGTCATATAGTGTACTTCAAGTGATCCTACCTTTTCTTTGCTGGTCTCACGACCCAGTGCTTCCTGCAATGTTATAGTTAACCCGCCAGAGTTGTCAATCTGCGCACGCGCGAGCAGCATTTGCGCGTCTTTCACTTCCTGCGGGATTTCATCTTCGGGGATATAATACGTATCCTGAAACGCTAAAGGCGTACCTATCTGATTGAAAAATGGATCAAAAAAATCGACAACGGGCACGCCCCGGCGCGGCCAATCGACAGATTGATATGCATCCACGCGGCTACCAAGCCATCGCAGCCTATACTGCTGCTGCAAATAGCGCGACGCATTTACTATTGCAGCGTCTTTATTACTCCCTGTTACGGTTGACCAGACCGTATCGTTGACATCTTTAAAGTAGCTATCAGTTTGTGACCGGGTAACATATGAATTGGCCCCGGCAACAACTGTCCCGTCTTCAACTACGATACCCACTGGCGGCTCCCGTTACGTTTTGGTTATGTCCATTACAGTTACAAATTGCCCCTTTGCGATAGTCCGTTTCACCAAGGCGACATCGACCATTTCTATATCATAATAAAGTGTTTCTGGCGCCGGAAGTGCTTCGGAATCAATCTCGAGCGGAGAAAAATCAACGATTCCTAAAGTCGTTGGCGAAGCAATAACCCCGGAAAGCGATAACAGCTGCGTGCCGACAATAGGCGACACTGAGTCGTCGGGATCCTGGTCGGTGTTGACCGTTAGCGTAAACGTGTAGCCATTTACATCGAGCGGCGCTAGCTGCGGACTGGCCGTTTCGTCCAAAACTTCAACTTTTATCCGGATAGCTTTCGTATCACCACGTACATAGCAAATTTCTGACGAAAGCGGAAGTACACAAGCCATTTTTAGACGCCCTCGATAAGCGTTACAATTAAACCACAGGCACCAACGATACCACCAGTCCGTCATCAACGAGCGTGACTACAAGCTGTCCCTGTAGAACAATTACACGCCTGAAAAAGGCCGGCTGGTTGCCATTATACACTATTTCCGAAAATTGGGCCGTCCCTGAATACCCTGCGGCCACTGCCGGTGTCTGGCCGTCAAATAATATAGTGCTGGCGGTGGGGGTTCCGATAAACGTAACACCGCCAGAAATAAGTGTGGGTTGCTGGCCGTTGAACAGGATCGTGCTGGCCGATGCCTGCACCTCGTAACCAGTCTGTGTGCCCGGTTGCTGGCCGTTGAACAGGATCGTGCTGGACGATGCCTGATCTATGACACCAACTTGCCCGTCCGGCTGCTGGCCATTAAATAAAATGGTGCTGGCCGATGCCTGTTCAATAAATGCGCCGCCAGAAACGAGTGTAGGCTGCTGTCCGTTGAACAGGATCGTGCTGGCCGATGCCTGCGCTATGTGGCCGGCCTGTACCGCCGGCTGCTGTCCGTTGAACAGGATCGTGCCGCTTTGGGCGGCGGCAGTGAACCCAGCGCCAACCACAAGTGTAGGCTGCTGGCCGTTGTAGACAATCGCGCTACTTTGCGCGGTAAGTGATTCGCCTACGTTTAATGTCGGTTGCGCGCCAGTGAACAGGATCGTAGCCGAAAGAGCGGTACCAATAAACCCCGCCGCGGCTGTTGTCCATAGAAAGGG